CTTGTTGTTTTTTATTCATCTTTCATTTCTTAAGCGTTCTACTTCTCGCTCTAAATATTCTATTCTTTGATTTTGTTTAATATCTGCTGGTATTTCAGCATCTTGATTCTTTTCAGCATCCTCTTCTAAATCTATAATATGTTCTTCATTCATAGCCACTTGATATTCAAGAAAACTAATCCTAGCATTTAATTGGCTATACCCCCAAACTAACATTACAATAAAAGTCACTGCTTGTATAATCATAGGTAAACTTATAGTCATTGCACTATTATCTGATATTGGTTTAGTGTTTGCCATTTACTCTGCTCAAACTTCCTTTTATTTCTGACACTTGATTATCAAGGTCGTTTACATTTCTATTAAGGTCATCAAATTTTCTATCAAGCTTATCATCTGACTGATTCCACCTGTTTATAAGTTTAATAATCATGCCTTCCATATTTTCAAGAGTTTCACTCTGACCCTTGTTCTCTATCTTTAAGTCTTGCAAAGCTTCTGCCTGCTCCGACCCTCTTTTGTTCATAGAGTAGACCATATACACTAGCAAAGCCCCTACGACACCTATCATACCCGCTTCGCTGTAAATCGCTAGAAAATCCATCGTACCTCGCTTTTTTATTCTTTGAGTTCTGGTCGCTTCGCATTTAATAATGAATCTTGATTAAATCCTTGAAAAACTGCACCTGATAACTGAGTTACCTTTGTGCCTTTTGGAACGACATCTGCCGCATCCCATAACATCTGTAAAGCCTTTAATCTATCTGCTGGTCGTTCACCAATCTCTAATTCGTCTTTTGCTTTAGATATTAAGTACTTGAGATCAATTCCTAAATCTTTAAAAACGTCATCAAGTTCTTCTTTTATTGCCATAACAACTCTCTCTTGTTTAACTAAAATTGCAGAGCGTTCTTTTGCATATGCGACATTATTTGTCTTATATACCTTTAGGTAGGCTTCTTCAGGGTTCATACCATTTGCTACAAACTTAGCAAACAACATTTCCTGAGTCGTGAGGTTTTTTCTATCTTTTATAGAATCTAAGGTATTTTTATCACCACCGAAAGAATAAATATTCCTTCTTTTTATAGAATCCATTTTGATATTAGGCTTACAAATAAAAGTTCCTGTACAAGTACCAACGTATCGATAACGAGTTTTACGAAATTTTACCCAACCTTGCCTTAGAATTTCGATAACAGAACCATCATCGCACAAGACCCAATCTCCAATTTCTGAAACTTTCCAATCGGGTTGTATAATTACGTCATCGGGTACTTCGGTAGGGTCGTCATAAACTTTATGTTCTATTTTTTTAACTGTATAACTACGCATCTCCTATTACAAATCCACTATCTATACTGATTAACATTAGCTCATCGTATTTGTTAGGGTCTTTATCGAAGAATGGGGTTATACATTTATCTATATAAGTCATATTTTCAGGCAGTTCTACTCGAGAACTTGTATCTAAAGTTTCTTTTATTGATTCAACTTCGTCTTTTTCATCATCATACATAATTTCTAACCTATATTTTTTCATGCAATAATATACACATATTTGAAAGGTCTTGACAAACATGCTTTTTCTCTTTAAATTGGGAATAGGGTCAGGCACACACAATACACAATAAGCAGACCCAATATTTATTCCTCCCAAAATACCAAACTTCAAAAATTGTAGCATTTTAGTATTCAGTCTATATTGTGTGCATACCCCCTATGCGTTGCTTTTTGACTTTCGGCGACGTGTTGGTTTTCATAGAAAGTCATTAATTAACAAAAAGAAGGAGTTCATCATGAACAAACCAGAGAATCTATTAGAAGTATTCCTAGCTAAAGCTAAGAGTGGTCGTTGGTATTTTACCGCTAGAACATTTAATCAAGTTGCGGTCAAAGGTAAGCGTACCAAGACTAACTATGCTAATTGCTTAGCACCTGTTGGTAGCAATCCAATTGATCTAGACCCAGGTGCAATCACCACTTGCATCCTACCCATCGAGCTTAATGATAAAGACAGGGATTGGATGATTGATGAATTTGGTGCAGTTGCCGACATCGACACAACATCTGGGCAACTATATCTCAGATAATCATAGGGGGGGACTTGTCCCCCCTTTTTTTATTCCCACTAAAAAACTCACTAACAAAAAGGAAATCACAACATGACTAACTACAAATTTCTTTATCTAAGCTATCAAATCTTCACATGGTTAGGGCTAATCACTATCGCATGCCTACTATGCATCATGCATCTTATGTTGAAGGAACTAAACTCTACACAAGAGGAATTACGCTATTATAAGATACACTCTACGTTAAACACTACAATGCCAATAGCACCTAAGAAAACGGAGGATTACTAATGCGTGACGGAATAAATGCAGACCATTTCTTGATGATATTTGATACAGATAATAATGTAATTGATGTGTGCGATTCTTCGCATTCGTGTAAGTGCATGATATGTCGTGATTCAAGTGAGAGATATAGGCTCAATGTGTTTGCTCAACACCAAGAAGATACGAGTCATAATTAATTTGCATATACTAGTTGGTGCAACGATTCGCTGATAGTCGTAAACAACATGTCAGTTTATGTGTACATAAGATTAGCTAAGCAAGGATGTATTAGGATGATTGCGTTTAAGTCGCGAGATGAAGTCCTTCTGCTGAATTGTTTAGCTAATCACATATTTTTTCACAACCAAAAAAAAGGAAACTAACGCAATGAATAACGCAATGGAAATAGTAAAAGCACAAACCATAATATCAATCAACGGACATGAATACAAAGCAGAGATTGTTCAAGGAACTGATGATAATAGATATTATTTTGAAATGGAGGAAACATCACATGGCGAAAACAAGTAACAGAGCGATAAGTAAATTAAAAAATATACTAAGTTCAGTAGTTGAAGCTGAAGCTGGAGGGATGTTGTCGCAAGACGCATCATGGAATAAAGGATATGTGTCTGGTATTAGACACTGTATATATATGCTTGAAACAAATGGAGGGCGAAGAAAAAAAGTTAGTCGCTAAAAAGTCTCGGTATGAAATCTCCTATAATTAGGTTTCCGAGCAAAAATGAGAACAATGGCAGGTTATCAGTTTTATAACAGGAAACTTGCATACGGTTACTCATAAAATGGTATGGCTAGGGAAGTCTGTTTACGTCATGGCAGACGGAGGACTCCGCAAGTCGCCCTAGTCATACCTATATAATTTTAAACAATAACGAAAAAGGATAAACGATGAGACCATCTAAAATGAATAAAATAAATAGAAGAAAAAAACACGAAGAGATTAAAAGAAGAAAGCGTGAAGAAAAGAAAATAAAGAAAGGAAAAAGATAATGAATAAATCAAAACAAAAAGGCATCGCATTAAGCGTTGCAATACTAAACGCAATGATATATGATTTGGTAATGTTGTGGCATAAAGAGGTAGAACATCATACTGGTGTAGATATGAAACCAAGATTTGATGAAAACCTAATTAAATATGTAAACAATGCTATGGATGCGACAAAAAGCATGTTTGAGGTAATATCAATACCTGATAATGGATTTAGAAAAACAATAGATTATACTGTGTGCAAAGAACTATTGTTGGAGTTCCAAAAAGCAATGGCTGAGCTAAAACAGATAGATAAAACAGACTTGAACGAAGATGGATCATTTAAGAAAAGACCATCAATAGACGATTATATTGAGTCATGAGCTACTTTCCAATAACAGAAGAAACATACAACGACATAAAAAATGCTATGATTAATCCTGATAAAGAATCATGCAGTGAATTGATTATAGCATTGGTCGAAGTAGAAGGTTTGTATAAAAAATTGAAAGGAGAAAAAAATGGATGAACATAATGAACATAGTATAGAAGATTTTGCAAAATATTTAAGTGGTTTCGTAAATGATACAAGATTGGAATTTAATTTAGCAAATGACAGATGGGCTACAAGAATATTAATAGAGGCATTATTACTAATTGCAGGTAGAATAGAAGGAGTATCAAAAAGAATGTTAATTATACATGACGCATTAGAAAATATAAATAAAACACTGGAGGAGAAAAATGGCTAAATATTATAATAGTTCATCAATGGGTGAAATACTTATATCTAGTATGAAAACTAGGCATATTTATTTTGCAATGAAAAAATTAGAAAGGTCTGTATTTATAAGCACAACTGACGATGGTCAACGATTGACTGTTCGTGGCAAAGATACAAAAGAATATCAAGACCTAAAAGATGAGTTGGCAACAAGACCAACGCAAGATTACTTAACCCCAATATACAAATACAAATAAGGAGAAAAACCCTATGAATACAATACCAATAGATAAAATCATATCTGAGGGCAATGTACGCTCAAAGGTAGTTAATGGTAAAAACCCTGCATATAAAGCTCTGAAGAATAATATTGCAGCAATAGGTGTGCAAACACCAATTACTTATCGCAAAAGCGGAGATAACTATGTAGTAATTAATGGTCATATGCGTGTTCAAATAGCAAAAGAACTAAAACTAAAAGACATACCAGCATATGAATCAAACGGAAAGGTAGATGATACAACAAAACAATTATCTACAAATGTGTTTACTGTTGGAATGAGCTATGCTGACTTAGCTTATGCTATAAAAGAATTGCAAGAAAAAGGCATTGTCAAAACTAAAAAGGACTTAACTACACATTTTGGCAAAAGTGCTAGAGTTATTAACATTGCAGTTGCATTGAGCAATCTTCATAGTTTTATACTAGAAGCATTTACTGAACTAAATCCTATGCAAAGTAACAATCTTATAGATTGCCTCCAAGCAATATCAAGAGTTACAATTGCAAGACAAGAGAGCGTTATGATCGATTTGTTGAGGATAGAAGATGAAGGAGACTTCGTAAAAGAAAATGTCATAAGAGAAATAGATGATTATGGATGGGGAAGTCAAAACTTTGAATCATTTTGTGAGGATATGGTCGAAGAACTCACATCTGATAAACAAAGATTGCAATATCTAAAAGATACTGTTGGTATAGATAAAGTAAGAGCATACGAAGAAAGCTATGGTGTAACACATGAGTTTACAGGAACATTGTTTAAAGAATATGAGTCAGAACAGTTTACAACTGATCAAGATATATTAAACGAAATGTTCTTGAATGAAACAGAAATGGGTGAATTTCTAACAAAGAATAGTGTAGAGATTAAACACGATGACCGCTCTGATTATACATTTCATTTTGATTGGAATGACAAATTGTCAAAGATAAAAGCCAGAGTTAAGAAAGATACTGATTTTCCAATTTCAAAAGTAACAATAGAAGGTTGGAATGGTAATTCTTGGCATCCTCAGTTCTTTGTATCTGTACCAAAAACAGCAGTAGAAGATTCACCAACTGTGAATGACACCAATGTTGAAGTCGCTGCAACAGACACAAAAGACCCTTATCAATTATATTACAATAAGTTTAACAAATGGCTTGCTGGATTTATTGTTGACTATATTGATAGAAAAGTCTTTACAAAACAGAAAGATGCAGATGGTAATCTAATTGTGTTGTCATGGTTGATATATGAACTAGAAGCTACTATGATTCTTGATTTGCCATATCGTTATGAGCATGACCAAGCTCCAACTTATCATCCTTTGCATGATGAAAAGATAGATAATGATGAGCAAATGCTTGAACATATGACTACACTATGGTTTGAACAAAAAGTAGATAATGCTGACTTTGCAACTCTTGATGTATTGTTTGACAAACTAGGCATTCAATCTTGCATTGATGTAGCAAAAGAAGTATTTTTCAATGATGCAACAGCTAGAGATGAATACTTTAAAGTCCTATCAAAATCAGACCTAGTAGAACTAACAGGTTTGGACAGTAAAACATCTAAAGATACATTAGTAGAAAACGCTACTGCTATGGATTGGTCAGATGTTCCGTTCATAGATTTGGTAGGCACAAATAAGGGTAGTGGTTCAAACTCACTTAAAGCATATCTTTAACTGACCCCACATGAGAGGGGAGTGTCTATTCCTTTCGGCATTCCCCTTTCCCCTATCTACAATAATATTAGGATTTAAAGCTATTTTATAGTATATTTTAACGGAGGAGAAAACGCAATGAGCAACGATATAATAAATAGAGTAGAAATGATTCTACGAAAACATCCAACAACTAGAGATAACGACAGTAGACTAACGTTCATGTACTACACAAAGTATGTGCCAATGTTTTATTTGCCACTTGACAATGGTAAAAACTACGAAGCAATGGATGTCGTTAAATTCTTTAGATTATTATCTAACAAACAAATATCTTCTATGTCAAGTATTGGCAGAGCAAGACGTAAAGTACAAGAAACATTTCCTGAACTGCGTGGAAAAGCATATGATAAAAGACAAGCTAATCAAAAAAACGTAGTAGAAAGTGTAAAGTTATACGAAGTACAAACGAGAAACCGCATACAAGAGGAGACCTACAATGATAAACTTAAATAAACCAGATATAATAAAAGCATATGATCTATATCTAAAATCAAATGATGTTACAAAACAGATGACAAGAGCATCTCAAAGTGGCAATAGAATGTCAGCATCTAGTGCTGGTTCATGTGCTAAAAAACAATGGTACGATAAAAACCATCCTAATCTTAGAGAGCCATTTAAAACAGAAACATTAAGAATATTTCAAGTAGGTAATCTTATAGGTCAAGACCTTGATGCTGCAATGAACATGAATCTTTTAGATTTTCCAAATAAATATGCAGAAGAATACATTACGAATGATGATTACAATCTAGGTGGTAGTTTTGATTTATTAATTGTAAAAGATAACAAAGGTTATTTGTATGATTACAAAACTGCTAATACATGGGCATGGACAAAACAATTTGGTAAGAAAAGAGCCATTGATTCTACAAGTGGCGACCAATACAGATTTCAATTAGGCACATATGCATGGTTATTATCTCAAGATAAATACAAAGAAAAATATGAATACGAAGAGATAGTATATATGGCTTTAATTGGATACAACAAAAACGATAGCAAAATTAACGAAGTAGAAGTACCAATGAACTTTGTTGAATTTGCTGAAAGATACTGGGAAGAAGCAAAAATAATTGTTGATAGCACACAAGAACCACAACAATCTAAGACTGTACCTTTTATGTCTTGGGAATGTAAAAGTTATTGTAGCTATAGCAAGATATGTAACAACCCAGCTAACCCTAACTACGAAGGAGCGAGTTAATGAAACGTAAAAACCCAAACCGAAAAGCAACAGCAGTACAAGATGTTGCACCTCAAATACCAACTGATATAGCTGAAATGCAAAGTCGTGAAAACATAATGCGTAGTCTTGCAACTGCTAGGTCAGAAATACCTACACCTAAAACACAAGTTAAAAAGAAAGGTGATGGCACAGATTATGTTGAAGAAGCATGGATGAGACATATGCTTGATAAACATTTTCCTAATTGGTCGTGGGTGCATGCAGGTGACAACCCTGTTCAGTTTTTAGGTGGTGAATGGGTAACAGTATCTGGCACATTAACAATTAATGACAATGGTGTACAAAGATATTTCTTTAGTCCAGGTTCTGCAAGAGTGCAGTTTAAAAAAGGACAACCACATACACCTGAGAATGTTGTAAACATTGATTATAATGTTGCAAGTGCTAACTCAAACGCATTGAAACGTGCAATAAACAGATTGTGCCATATTGCAGATGATGTTTATCGCAAACAAATACTTGATCTTGGTGATGAAGAACATGCTTTATTTAGAGAGTTGTTCGATGACCTAAGAGATAGCAACAAAGATAAGATTGATGAGCTAAATAAATTGCAAAACAATCTTAACACAAAGATAAAAGCTGGTAGTATTAATATAACTAATTACGAACTAGCATTTAACGAAATAAAAAACCGATATGAAAAGGAGAGTAAATAATGGCTTTATTAGACATGGAAACAACTACGTTTGTACCTTCAGATAGACCACAACAATCAAGAGAAATAGTTGCAGAAGGTAAGTACAAGGCAATTATTGTGGCTGTAGAAAGGAAGCAACAAGATAAAGTAATACCAAGTCGTACAGAAGATGGTGTTAATCATGTTGCTGATATGCTACAAGTCGAGTATAAAATTAGTGATGAAAATGCTAATCATGCTGGTAGACATATATGGTCTAGTCCTATATGGATATGGAAAGACACACCACATATTAAAGCTCTTGGCTTAGACACCCTTCTACATGTACCAAACACAAATAACAACTTTAGATATCATAAGTTTCTTGAAGTTGCTGGATATGATATAGAAGAAAAAGTAGTTGAAGTTGAAGATAGTAATGGTAAAACAGTAAAGCGTAAAGCTTATACATTACCTGTCGAACTTGACCTTGACCAAGCTTCTGGTACACAATGTGTAATTAGCGTTGTGCATGAGAAGTGGACAAATAAAGAAGGTGAAGAAATGACAACTGCTAAAGAAAGAGGCTTGTTTGAATTAGAAGGTGCTAGTAAAGTAGAATTATCATCTAAAGATGATGATGACGATTTGCCATTCTAAAAATAAGTAGTTAGCTACTGATGGGGGGATAAGGCGAGTGGTTTACTCGTATCCCCCTATCAATAAAAGAAAGGAAAATATATGAAAATAAAAAGTAAATATTACAGAATAATGGAAGGTGCTAGATTAAATATACAATACGAAATGTTTGATGAAATGTTTTCAAAAGAACATGGTGGAGATTATGACGATTTTATTACTTGGATTCATAGTAAAGATTGTTCTGAACAATTTCCTTCTAAGTACGACCATGATGTTTTTATTAGCGATTTTAATAAATGGTCTAAAAACAGAGGGTTATTAGGAGAATGAGATGTCCTGCGTGTGGTTATACAAATCAAAAACAACAAGCTGCTGTAGAAGTTAAAATCATATTTAAAGATATGCCTGAGTCTTTGAAAGAAAAACTTATAATGATTGGTAAAAAACTAAAACCTTTTATTGATAAGCAAACAATGTCAAGACAATGGAATCAATTTATGTATGCTATTGATATAGTAGACTACAGTATTGTTGATAGAACTGTTAATCAGTATTTGCTATCAGAATATCACAAAGAAGGAAAAGGTTTTGCTTACCTCAAAGCAATGGTTCATCTTAATGTTAAGAATCACGAAAAACATAAAGCATATGAACTTGCTAAACATGGTGCAAACCCACCACTAATAACAAACGAGGAGGAGGAATGAAATTAATTAAACTTAGGTGTAAATGCGGTATGTTCCGTATTGACCAAGAAGATAGAAAATTGCTTCATGTGTGTGCATGGTGTGCAACAGAAGCTAATATACCCGTAATAAAAAAAGAAGGAGAAGAATAATGGGAAAAATGAAAGAATATGCACTAGAACTAGAAGAACAAAGTAACGATGCAGAAGCTGATTACTTCGAACACGCTATGAATAATCCGTGGCTAGACCTAGACATTAAAGAACAAAAGATACAAAAGCATCTTGAAGAAGAAGCAATTAAAAAAGAAAAAGAAGGAGGTAAATAATGACAAATTATTACAGTAATCATACAAGTGAAATTGTAAAAAAAACAATAAATAATCTTGACGATAAATTTAATGATTTAAAAGATTCAGTATATGAACAGATTAAATATGCATTACAATATAGTTTAGATAATGTATCATCTAATACTGCTGATTTAATACCTGGATTAGAAAATGCTATTGAATTAGTAAATTATTATCAAAAACAAAATAAACAATAAGGAGGAGAACAATGATCAAACCAAAACAAGACTATCCATTTGAGTGGGATGTAAAAACAGGTCCAATATATGATGCTGGAAACGAACTAATAAAAGGTTTCCATGAAATATATAGAGACGATACAAAAGAAACTCTTCATGTAGCATCTGAAAGATATTATCCAATATCTAACAGAGACTTTATGAATACAGTTGATGTACTTGAACAAGAATATGGTTGTAAAGTAACAGGTGCTGGTTCATTTAAGAATGGTGCAGAAGTATATGTACAAATGGAAAACAATGACTTCGTTAATGATATAATTCCTGGTGATAAAAATGGCGAAGTTAAAGGTTATGTTACACTTGCAAACAGCCACAACGGAGGACTTGCATTTAAGTTCTTTGCTGGTATGATTCGCATATGGTGTTCTAATACATGGACTGCTGCTATTAAAAACGACAACATGAGACCTATGTTATCTGTAAAACATACTGCAACAGGTACAGAAAGAGTAAGGCAGTTTGCTGATAACATTGCTGAAATAGCTAGAATACAAGAAGCTAGTACTTATGCTATTAAAACAAAAGCTCTTGTACAAACATACAATAATCATGTTGAGTTTGGTATTGACTTATGGAGACTAGAAGAAAAGCCAAGACCTTTTATGTATGTTATGGATGATGGTACAAAGGTAAAAAGATGGACAGAACCTCAACATAGTACAAGAGGTATTAACTTATTAGATAAGCTTGGTGATTGCTATGAAAAATACAACGAAATCGAACATGGTAATTGGCGTATGTTCAATGCTGTAACAGATTTAGTTGACCATGGCAGTTCAGAAGTTAGAAAAAATAATGGATATACAATGTTTGGTAGTGGCAACACTTTGAAACTTCGTGCATTTAATCTATTATTTAATTAAGTTGTAACCCTTTTTAAAAGAAATAGGCAATCTTTTACAACATTAATGTCTTGATTGACAAAGTTTTTTTAGAAAAGTCATGAGAGGCTGATAAATGTGTCCTTAAGTATGTGGTATACAGGACTCCTATTATGTTAATGAATGGTTGGCGTCATTTTGTAGGAGATTGCCTATAAAGGGAAATGATATGAGTAACAAAGAATCAAATGCAAACATCCGTTTTAATCGTAGTGAAATACAATGGTTAATACTTGCCCTACAATTCGCAGAAAAATGTTCTGAATTATGTAGTCAGACAGATATGTCTAACGCATTTCAAAAATTGCGTGTAGATTTGGTCAAGATAAAGGATGCATTAATTGAAAAAGAAAATACAGTCGTTAGTTAATTTAAATATTAACGATAAATTTGAAGTCGTTGGTTTAGATACAATTGGTAAGGTATTAAACACAAGCGATTTCGGTTGTCTAGTCATGCTAGAAAATGCAAAAGGCTACGACAAAGAAGGCAATCCGACAGTAAAAAAAGAGCGTACTGTCATAGCAGCAGAAACAAAAGTAAGGAGATTAAATGAGTGAATTAAAACTAATGCCCCAATCACTAGAAGCAGAAGAGGCAGTAATAGGAATTATATTCAACGACAAAGAAACAATAGAAGAAGCAAAAAAATATATCACAACCTTTGATATGTTTTACAACGAGTCAAACAAAAGGTTATATCACAAATGCATGGAGCTTTATAGAAAAGAAAGCGACATCAATCCAATCACAATACTAGCATCACTAACAGAACAAGACAAAAAGAAATATCCTAATATAAATGCATACTTTCTAACTGGTCTTATGGAACTAGGCATGGCTCATCAAATGAAAGACTATGCTAAAATAGTTGCAGAAAAGTATTACAAACGTAAACTTATTAGACAAACAGAAAAGATACAAAAAGGTGCATTTAGTGACAATAAAGAGTTCAATGAACTTGTTGATGATATACATAAAATAAGTAGCAATTTTCAATCTATTACTACAGGAAGAGATTTTGATCTTGAGGAATTAGTTGCAGATACAGAAACAAGTATATATGAATCTGTAAATCTAATTAAGTATGGTTATAATAGTCTTAACAAACTTGCAGGTGGCATGACTCGTGGAGAAGTGACAGTTATAGGTGGTAGACCTGGACATGGCAAAACAACTCTCGTTGTGAACTTGTGTTACAATCTTCTTAAACAAGGTCTAAAAGTAATGATGATTAATAGAGAGATGAGTAACAAAGAAATGATGAAAAAGTTACTTGTGCTATCTCATAAAGAACTATACTATAGTAAGATTCGTGGTGGTGGCAAAAATATGGATGAAAAAACTATTGAAAATCTATCAGAATCAATGAATAATATCAAACAATACAAAGATAAATTGTTTATGTTTGATACATTGTTTACACTACAAGATAGTAATGCAGTTATTAATAAGTATAAACCAGATATTGTTATTGACGACTACATACAGCTTATTAGAGTGAAAAGTAAAAATGATGGTAGACGTTTCGAGATAGAAGAAATCATGCGTAGTTACAAAGAAACTGCTAAACGATACAATTGTATACCTATACTTGTAAGTCAGCTAAATCGTAACATAGAAGCTCGTATTGATAAAGTACCTAAGATGTCGGACTTATCAGAAGGTGGTAGTATAGAACAGGTTGCAGAAAACATTTTATTTGTGTATTATGAATACAAGGATAAGTACAGAGAATCAGAACTTGGTCCTGACCAAAATCAAATTGTTGCAGCGAAAGTTCGTTATGGTACAGGTGGAATGATAACGATGGGATTTGATGGTAATAAATGTTTATTTCATGAAAACATAATAGTTAGACATGATAAACAACAGATAGTAGTTCCTGAAGCATTTCCAATAGAGAAATCAGCACAAGGAATACTTGAAGTATTAAACGATGATTAAATATAAACAAAACTTAGCACTAAAAAGACATGGCTGGAAAGCAGATGCAAGAAGAGCAGATAGAAATATAAACTACTGCAAGTCTTGTAATCAATGCTGGGAAAGTATAGAAACAAAAGAATATCTTAGAGGAACTCATAAGATAATTTATCTAGTAGACTTTCCTACTTATGGCAAAAAGAAGGAAACATGTCCTAAATGTAAATAATAACAGAGGGAAGTCAGACCTTCTCCTTCTTGGGTCGGATGTAGTGAGTCCGATTTTATGGCTTCCCTCTCGCTCAGGAGGTAATATGATAATAGCAGAAATAGTAGCACATTTTTTAATAGTATCTTTTTCTGTACTTTGTATAGGAGTAGGTAGTGTTATGTTTGTTATATCTATAAATGTATATTCAGATTGGAAAGAAAATGGCAAACAAAAGTAAAGCTAAAGGCAATAGATTTGAGTATCTATTAAGAGACATGACAAAAGACATGGGTCTTGATTGCGTAAGAGCTTGGGGTAGTAATGGTCAGTCACTTGGTTGGCATGAAGAAGTTGATTTATTAATTGACGGAGTTATTAAAGTACAAGCTAAATGTCGTAAGAAAATAGCACAATGGATGATGCCATCTGAAGAAGTAGATATACAAGTTATTAAAGAAGATAGGGGAATACCTTATGTTGTAGAACCCTATGATAAATGGTTAGAAAGAGTAATAAAATTAAAACAAAAGGAGAAAACTAATGGCAATGTCAATGGATCAAGTCGCAAAAGAGTTACAAAAAAACGGACAGTATGAAGAAATATTAGCTGTTTGTTTGCATTGGCTTAAACAACTAGGTCATTTAAAACCTATGAGTATTACTGAAAAAGATGATTTAGTTAATCAAATTCAGGAAGTATTACCCGCTCATGTTGTTGATGCAGTCAATAAAAATGTAAGTCTTACTGAGGAAGAACAGTAAAAAAAAAGTGGGTCAGCAACTAAGCCAACCCACTAAACCCCACGAAAACGCCCTAACGCTCTCATAAGTATATTAAATAACTTTTGTTTACAATAGCAAGACTTATTCTGTAGGAAATTTAGCTCTTTCTATATCTCCTAATAGTATTCCTCTCTCAAATAATTCCCCTGTGTATTCAGCCATACCTTTAACACCTTCACCTAATTCATAAGCATCAAAGTAAGGAACACTTCTAGTAAAATAAAAATTTACTAATTGTCTTTTATAATCTCTTTGTTGTTGATACCTACCTTCATGATAACCATGCTCTTCATCAAATGCACTTAGTAATGCATACATTATTTGCATTGCTCCTAACCCAGCATAACTACCAAACAACTTTAACATGTCATGTTTTTCTATTTCTTCTTCATCTGATAATGCTTTATATAATAAATGCATACTTGCAAAACTAGCTCTTAATAAAGGACTAGTAAATGCAGGTCCCACCTTATTAACACCACTTCCAAAAGCTGCCTTCCTCATAGTATTAACCATACTTGCAATTCCACCAGCTTGTAATACACCAAAGCTACTATTAAATAAAACAAAGTCATATAATGCTGAAAAGGCACCATGAAATATTAACATCTGAGCCCCTTTAGCTTTATTAGGATTTAATAATCTCATTGCTTTATTACGTTCTTGAATGTTTGTCATTTGATGCACACCTTTTGCACCTAAATAACCTAATGCACCACCAGTAATACCAGCTACAGCTAATACTGGTGCAGTCCCACCAACAGCACCTGCCAAAGCTAATCCACCTCCAACAGTACTAATAGGCTTTAAGAAAGGACCCATTATAGTAGTTAATAATGCTTTTACAAAGTCAAACCCAGCTTTACCTTGTTTTATTGCTTCTAAATCTTCACTTGCATAATTGTACTTAGACATCCACATTCTTTTATATGCATGAAAACCATAAGAACTTCTTTGAGTTGACCACACCCTTATTTGATGAAACCAATTCATAATGTCATTCCCAAGCATATCTCCAACACCTTCATTGCCTAAAGTAAAATCTAATTGATTTACAAACTCTTGACCCCATTTTGTAGCTACTGGATCAAACTTACTTGAAGCAGCACCTGACTCAATAGCTTGATTTACTCCTATCATAAATGATGTACTTCTTACAATTTTTTCTGTAAGACTCATACTTACAAACCTTCTTAATCCTAATACACTTTTAACAATAGACCTACTAGCAGATTCTCCTGGTATATGATTAAATTGTCCTGTTATTGCATAGTTGGCTAAATTTCTTGTAATACTTGCCCATTGAGATGAATCTTTTTTAATCATCTTTAATAAACCCCTAGCTAAATCTGCCTCTGCATTAGTACTAGCATTTTTAATATCTCTTTTATATTTAGCTTTTAAAATTTTATAATCTTTTATTTGTTGAGGATTATCAGACTGAAGTACGTGAGTTTCTACTATATCCTGAAATGATAGAATACCACTAGATATAATTAATTCTTTATTTTCTTCTAAGAACTGGTCATAATATCCTTTTAAAGCTTTATCATAACCTACTTCCATAAACTTATTTACCATTGCTGCCATGTTAGCAGGTCCAGTTGTCCAACCACCAAGAGAGTTAAAAGTTTGTAAGCTACGCATTGCGTTTACAAATTTTCTTATTTGTCTTGGACTATATCCAGGAAATAACTTAGAAAAATCTTTCATTGTGAATCTAATACCAGCTATACTTCCTTCAGCATTAATACTTCCAAATGCTTTTCTGTATTGATTTACAATATAATTTCTTTGACCTTCTGTTTCTACTTCTCCATACGCTTCTAACATAGAAAGCATTGTGTTAGAACGTATTAAGTTTCTATTTACTCTTTGTATATAATCGAATACTACACTACTATCTTTTCTAACATTTTCGTATCGTATAAAACCACTTAAAGATTTAAAATGTTTTTCAAATGGTCTTAATACATCAGGTGTTTCTTCTTCTTTAAATTGACTTCCTTCACTCTCGTCAAACTTAGATAAAGCTTGTTCTAAGTGACCTCTTGCTTTTAATAATCTTCCTAATCTTTTAAATGATTGATTTCTTTTTGCAGATTGTGTTTCTGTCATACCACTTTGGTCTGGTGCAATATCAACTTTTAATGCTTCTATTTGTTCATTAATGTTTTGAAGTCCACTAGCAATAGCTTCTCCTAATCTATGAGGATAATACATTCTAGGAAAATATCTTTTATAAACTTGACCTACTATCATTGTACCATCTTCTAATGCAAATCTATCATCATATTGTTTTCTATCTTTTAGTCTTATTGTTTGACCTTTGTTATTAACAAATTCCCAATTATTAATATTATCTTTCTGACTATTAAACTCATTATTATAATCTTCAAGAGCATCAAGCTCTGTACTAAGTTCTCCAAATATTGAAGTAGGTAAGTCAATGCCTTTCTTTTTAAAGTCTTTTGTTATTTCATTAAATCTTTTTTGTGCTTTTACAAATCCTTCTTGCATATCCATACCAACTTCTAATAAAATTGTATCAATATGTTGTAATGCACTATCTAATATAGTTGCAGCAGGAAGTGGTCCATTGCTTGTCTCCATTACCCTGTTTCCTAAATCTATAGGAGGAAGTATTGTTTCCATAGTTTCTCTTCCAAAATACTTATCTTGATCAACTATTTGATAAGGAACAACATATTCAGTAGCTGTAAAGTCTGAACTTTTTTCACGAAGTCTAACTAATTCTGCTTGAGTAAAGTTTTTACCTTTCCATTTAAATATAGTATCTCCTGAAGATTCATATTCTCCTACAGGTGCTTCACTTTGAAACATATATACTTTACCAAATCCTTCTTTATCTTTTCTTATAAAAGCTTTACCAGTCATAAGGTCTGTTATTAATTGATGTACATGGTCAGGTTTTGTAATACTTCCATCAGCTAATAACATAGATGTAAAACTAGTAATAGTATTGTCATATACATCTTTTAACCCAGATTTATTTCTTCTCATAGAATGAATAATAGGTATGTCAGTACCAGGGTGTACTAATATTTTTTCTTGGTCTACTGATATATTAATAGGATTATTATACGAACTAATCATTCTATTTAAGTTCATATGATACTTATAAAGAACATCTTTAAAAGCAGTTACTTTCTTTTTAGCAAAACTTACAAGAACATTTTTAGGTAACATAAACTCATATGCGATATTACCTTTATATAATCCTCTAGCATTTCCGTTTTCATCTTTTTCCATATACGGAGACATTTCTCCATATACTTGATTTACCATTTCTAATGGCAATTGATATAATCTAGGTAAGCCAGTTAGGGGGTCAATGCTTATATTAATCCCTTTATTTCTTAACTCTTGATAATTAAGACCTCTTGTTAATTCAAATACTTTTTCTTTATAAACAGATAATAAATCTTCGTCATTTCTAATAACAGCTTGTATTTGAGATATTAACTTTGCTCTCATTGCATTGTCTTTATCGTTAAGCTTAAATTGTTTGTCTAATATTTTTTGTACTATTTTTTCATTTATAGTTCCGTTTGAACCAAGATTACCCATGTTCATAAGTCCATCAAACATTCTTTCTGCTTTATCGTTTAATGCTTGATTAAATCTTAACCACCAATTATCTCCATCTGGAGCTATTCCAAATACAGCATCTACTTCTTGGTCATGTAAATCTGTTGCTTTTGTCAAGTCGTCTTCTTGAGTTTCAACGCCTTCTACTACATTACATTTTGAACTAGCCACAACCTAACTCCTTTTTCATTTGTGCTGATGTTACCATCTTACTACTTCTAATTGAGTTTAAAAATGAAACATCGTTATATGTATTGTCTAATATAGAATTATACTCTCCAAAATAAGCTTCAATAATATCAGGATGTAAAGTTGATTTAAAACTTCCATCTGCTTCTCTTGTTTTAACAGGGGGCAATGTTCTTAAATCTTGCCTTATAGCTACTCTGTCACCTTGAATAGTTCCTCTTAAAAATTCCACAGTTGCTAAGATTTGAGTTGCTTCATCAAGTTGTGCAAACTTTTTAGACTCTTCATTATAAAACTTAATAAAGTCTTCAGAGTAATCCCAAGATTTAGCAGTCATTTTATTAAGGAAAGATAAAGACTCTCCCTTTTCTCCTGTTATTCTCCTTTTTTCAAACAAAGCTTCTAGGTTTCTACCTAATTGATTTGCATATATTTTAGCCTTATTGTATTTAGGTTCACCAAATTGTTCTAGTAAATCTAATATAGTACCCTTATTAAATAAGTTTCTTACAGCATTTGTATGCACTACTTTGCTTAAATCGGGATCAATATTAAAGAATCTTTGTATATGTCCTGGCATTCTATTTACTACTTCTGCAATAGATACAGATATTTTTTCTTGTAAACTAGTTGGTTTATCACTTCCTTTAGCAAACCTTGAAGTAATATATAAAACATCAAGTTTTGCATCACGCTTCATTAATCCTTTTTGTATCATAGCTTCTATTTCTGCATCTACTTGACTAAAATGAGCATCAAGATAACCAATCCTATCTTCAACAAAATTATTATATTCAATAGATTTGTCAACTAATATATCAAATTTTGCACTTTGATTATTATTGTGAACTTGATTATCTATAATACTATTTATACTTAATATCTTTTTAATAAAATGTTGAGATAAATATCTACTTACTTCTTGAGGTAAAGGCTTGTTAGGATTAGCTGGGTCATAAAATAATAAGTCTCTAATCTTTGACATACTATACTTCCATTTTCTTAACAACAACACTTTAGGGTGGTCAACAGAAGCTTGTAAATACAGACTTAATAATTCTTCTACAGTTCCTTCATATCCTTTTTTACCATTAACACTTATTTCAGCATCTCTTACTTTCATTGTTAAAGGTCTTGGTTTGACTTTCATGACTTTACCAGCATGCTCAAACATCATAAATCCATCTTTGCCAAACATATTATTTAAAGCACCAGAATATCTTGTTGTATTTACAACTTCACTTATTGCTGTTTCTCCAAAAGTCATGTTCCTAATCATGTCTAATGTTCCAGTAAAATTTAATATTGAATTATTAGAATCATCTTTATCAAATTTATTAAGACCTAATCCTTTAGTAGGTTTGTACACTTTTTTCAAAGCATTATATAACTTGTCATCTAACCAAAGTATATGAGCAGTATCATGGTCGTGGTCTCCCTCAAATCTTTCTTTAACTTCTCTTGGATGTATTTTAAAAGAATCACCTAACTGAGGGTCTATATTTTTTATTTTATACAAACCAAAACCTTTGCTTGATGCAACAGGATGCCTTACAGCCATTGACCAAAAATCATTAGACTTTAACCATTCATTTGCAAATTGTATTCTTTTTTGTGCAGTATTTAAACCTTTGGGTCTACCAGCTTTATCTAATATTTGATTAATAAGACCATTATTAGCACCTATTACCATCTCATCTCTTTTTACAGTTCCAGTATAATCTGCTCTAAAATCTATATGAGTACCTTTCATCTTAAAATCAGCTAAAGGTTTTAACATTTTATTTTTAAGTATTTCTTTTACATAATTTAAAATACTAGGATGTCTACCAACGCCAAGACTGCCAAGCTCTTCTACGTTTTGAGGTACAACATCATAAAATCTTATTGCTGCTTCTTGAATAATTTGATTTATTTTCTTGCCACTTTGTGCTAGTTCTAATATTCTATTACCAATATTTTTAGGACTATGGGCACCATCATCCATAGTATCAAACATATTCATTATAACATTTTGAAAGTTTTGATCATCTATATAATAGCTTAACTGCGAACTAAACGAACTTAGATTTTTTTGTTTATCTTTAACTTGCAATTGAATCATTCCAATGCTTTTCCCTGGCATACTATGAGTAGTGTTATAATCAGCAAATTTACCATTGTGTATTTTTGCTTCATCATCAGACATTAAATGATGTACTTGTTCTCCATTCTCATTATATATTTCTACATAACCAGTATTAGGGTCTCTCATAATATAAGCTACAACCATTCCTTTACCATCTTTAATAGTTGCTCTTTCCCCATAAGGTAAATCAAATGTCATTTCTTGATGCTTTGCCATTAAAACATCATCACCTTCTTTATAGTATTGAACAGTCTTTGCTCTTTTAGCATTTGGATGTGTACCAAAATGTTCAGGATATTCTTCAGCAAAAACACTTTCACTAGTAATAGTTGTACCATCACCAATATACTGACCAGTACCATCAATATTTTGAACTAACTTAACGACTCTGCTTTTAGGTAATCTTCTATCTCCATCTCTATCAGATACTACATCCATACCTACAGTTGAGTCATCTTCATAAGTTATGGTAGCACCTTCGCTATTAAATATTACAACTTGTCTATCAGGTAATGTTGGACTTGTATGAACAGGAGTAAATGGTATTTTAATCCTTTTCATTAAAACTTCTGGTTTCATAAATACGTATTCACTACCAAACAAATCTTTCATTGCAAGATGTTTAGTAATAAAATGTTCTCTATATGCATTATAATCGTTGTTAAAAACATACTGAAGAAATGCTCTTTCTTTTTCACTAAGATTGTCAACACTCATTATGTTTTTATACATTTCATTAAGCATAGCATATTTTTCAGGAGCTGTTTCTCTTAGTTTTCTAAATGGTGTTACTTCTTTTTGTATAAAACCTTTTATATTTTTAGCGTGTTTTCTTGCAGCATCAGTAACACTAGCAAATATAAGTTTTGAATCTTCACCTCGACTAGCGATAGGCACTAATCCATTTGCAATTAAAGCATCTCTATATAAATTCCAAACTTGAGTTGTATTTAAAAATCCATACAATTTAGTTTTTACATCCCTCATAAAAATGTCTTTACCTTTTAAAACGCTAAACATACTATCTTCAATAAATCTAGTATAAAACATTTTTAAACCAACATCAGGTCTAGTCTTATTGCCATAACCTTTTCTTTGAGTAGCTTGAAATCCTCTTAATTTATTTATTACTTTACCATATTTATTTTTTACTGTCTTTAAACTAAGACTAGCATAATGCATTATTACTTCCCACTCAACAACTTCTCCCTCAACCCCTCTATTTTTAGTTGCACGATTCATAGGATGTACAGAATTATAAAATACTCTTAAACCTCTTTTTGCTTCAGGTACTAGTTGTATTAACTCTTGTAAAGAATACCCTTCTTGAGATTCTAGTCCCATTTCTTGAGTAGATAAAGCTTCTACAAAGTCATCAAAATCAATTACATTCCCTGTTTCCTCAGATATAGATGTAGCAAGGTCATATATTTGTTGCATTTTTTCAACGTCTACACCTTTAAAATTAAATCTTACAAAAAACTCTCTAGCTATTTTAGAGTAGTCTTTAACATTCATATCTTCTACTTCAAGAATGCCTTCCATATTACCAATGTTTTCTCTAGTATATTCAAATGCATTAATCATTGTTTCTGCAAATTCATCATCTAATACACCTGATTCAAGAAACTTATCACCAATGCCTACTTTTATTCTATCTTCTAGTTTTCTTATTGCTTTTTTAAAGAAGCCAGAGTTTTTTCTTGCCTCACTCCACAATCTCCAAGCTTCGCTAAATGGAGTATTCTCCATATACTTATCCATTTGATCTGTCCAACTATTAAACATTGATTCAGTTAAACCAAATTTATTTTTAACTGCTTTCCAGTTTTGTTCCATCCTAGCATCAAATCTTCTTTTTTTAGCTCCTGTTAGAATAATTCCAGGCTGACCTTCATTGCTATCATCAAAATCTACGTTCTCTAAAGCTTCTATATTTTCTGAACCATCTTGTATATCATTTTCTAAATCACCAAATATTTCATCTATATGTTTACCAACCATACCTAATGCATTATCTTGTGCATCTTGCTCAGGTATTATATTATCTACTTCATCTTCAATCTCATTAGTACCATCAAATACTCCATCTACATAATCAGGAGGAATATTTTCATCTTGCACTACTTCTGCTTTATCTTTTGTTTTTCTTGCTTTTCTCGCTTCCCTTTGTTTTTTAAGGTCAGCCATAGTAGGTTGACTACTTTCAACTTTTTCAGGGTCAAAATCTTCATCTGGTATAAAAGGCTCTTCACCATTTTCATGTTGTGCTTCTAAATCTTCATCAGTAACAGGTTTCTTTTTCCTTCTACTTTCAATGTCTTTATTTAACTCTTTATTAAATTCTTCTCTTTGTTTTATAATAAGAGCGTTTAATGCATCTGTATTGTTTTGTAAACTTTTTTTATAATAATCAACACCAAGTAATTTTGCAATGTCACTAGGTTTATTATTTGAAAAATCTTTTAAAACTCTTTTATCGTTTTTAATTTTATTTTTAATATAACTAATAGGGTCTTTTTTAAATTTCTTATAACCTTCATTATGAGACTCCCACATTGATTTTGCTATTTTTTCTTTTCCAGAATATTGTTTTTGAACATCTTTTAAAGACATACCAGCAAATTCAAAATTTTCTTTTATATACTTTTCAATAGTACCATCAGTAAAAATTTCAGCTTGTTTGTTAAATTCTTTAAAAAAGTTTTCATAACTTTCTTCTAAAAATTTTTCAGAAGCTAATTCAGCTCTTGTAAATTCTTTTACAATCTTATCAGATTCTTCGTTTATAGCAATTTTTTTTGCCTCTTTTAACAAGTCTAATTGTATTCCAAACTTTTTAAACAATATGCTCTGTTCTTTATTTGGTTTAGCCTTAAACATACTTTCACCTACTATCAACTTTGCTATAGTTCTATTGTCTACACTTGCTAATCTATCAGAAAAATCATATGGATCTAAATCTAAAGCTTCTTTTAAATTTGATACTAAATTTTTAAAAAGATAATCTTTGCCTTTTTTAATTTTTTCTTTTGCTTGTTTAGGAGTATCTATAGGAGTGTTTTCTTTTGTCTGTATACTCGGTTCTTTGCCTAATTGTTTTTCAAGTTTTGCAATTTCAGCCACTGCTGTTTTATACATCTTGGTATTTTCTTTACCCTTAACAATATATTGTTTTTTAATATTGTCAATTTTTTGTTGGATACCTTGAGGTGTTTTCTGTTTTACTGCACTTCCTCTTTTAAAACCTTTCATAGATTTTTGAAAATTAGTTAATGGCTCTCTAGGAGTTTTAAATTCTACATTATCTATTTTTATTTTCTTTAAACCCTTTTGTGTTTTAACGACAACAATATTATTTCTACCTTGTGATTCTAATGTACCAATAATTTCACCAGTAGTTCCTTGCAAAGCTGGAGTTCTTATAATTACTTTTTCACCAACAACAGGAGAATCGCTTACAATCTGTTGTTTTTCTTTTATTTTATTTGCAGTTTTATTTTTTACTTTATCTCTACTTATTTCAGAAAGTAATGCATCTCTTTTATTTTTAAGGTCTGCTATTTCATTTCTTTTTTGATTTGATGCAATAATATTTGGATCATCAGTTTCTTCTAAAGCTTTTATTCTTGCTTCGTAAGCTCTTACTTGTTGTAATTCTACTGACATCTCTTGATTACCATCTAACAAATCTAAACCAAGACCAGCTTCTACGTCGTCTATATTGTCTGGTTCAAATATTCCAGCTTCAGGCAAACCATCGCCAACATCAGGTTCTTGTATTGGTTCTCCATCTACTCCAGGTATATCTCCAATATCATCAGCAACTTTTTTAATAGGAGGAAATGGATTTTCCCACTCTGGGTATTTTTCTAAAATACTTTCATCTTTTTTAATAATATCTTTTGCAAAATTTATATTATCAAATAATTGTGGTTGATATGAGCCTAATTCAGTTTCTCTTTGTGCAACTTCTTCAACAGAAACACCATGATATTTAGCAATATCTTCAATAGCATTTACATTACCAGTAACAATGCCAACAATAATATCAGCATCATAAGGGGTGCTTTCCATTTTTTCTTTAGGTTCTTTATTTGCACTAGATAATTGTACTTCACTTAAAGATAGTTCATTTTTTTTATTTCTTCGCATTTTCTGCACAAATCTTCCACCACCTGTAAAAGCGAGACCATATAAACCACCTATAACACCTGATTCAAATATTTGAGCAGGGCTCATATCATACTCTGGAACATAAGTTTGTTGTATTATTTCAGACATAAGCTCTTGAGAAGCTTCTGTAGATGCCTCTAAACCAAATGCTTGAGTGTAAGGACTTTTAACAAATTTTTTAAAAAAAGTTTTTATAACAGCTTTTGGATTTTTACCAGTAATAGATTTTAAACCAGATGCATATCTACCAAGAGCAATATCACCAGCAGTATTTAACATTTCTAATCCTGTACTAAACAAACCATATTGTCTTGCAATGGACTCACTAGCTTTCCTAATATCTTCATCAGTCATTTCATCCATAGTTTTATATTTACCATTTTGCAAATTAACTGTAAAAGTATTAGCAAATAGAGATGGATTGTAGTCAGGATGATTTGGGTCTAATAATGTTCTTTTTAAATTTTTTGCTCTAGTTCTACGCTTATGATATTCTTCTTCTAAACCAAGAACCATATTACCTGATTCTTGTAAATAACCTGCACCTAATCCAACGCCACTTGATACAAGACCTGCAAGTGGAAATTTACTTAAAGCAAATCCACCTATAGAAGACAACGCACTTGGTATTTGTTGAGGAGCAGAAATTAATGCATCATTTAAAACTGTTGCCATTACTCTTGTAAAACTAATAGATTTATTTTTATCATTAACAAGGTCTTCATAGCTCATTGTACCGAATCCTTGAGCATCCATTGCTGCATCTGCATTTGCTCGTATTCTTTTAGCCATGTCCATTGTAACATCGCCTTCCATAAAATCTAAAAGATCAGGAGTATTTATACTAACACCACCTAATAATGCAGAACCTAAATAAGAAAAACCTGGAGTTATGCCAGGATATTTAGAATTTTGAAATGCATTTGCTTGTTCACTAGCAGTCTCTCTAATCATAGGAACACTTCCTTTCATATATTGATTTGCTAGTAGTTTTATTCCTTTATTAGTTCTATCTGTTGTGTTTAATCCATTTGTTTGTTTTTGAGTTTCTTTGATAAGACCATAAAAAAAATCTGTCCATGTGTCTGTTAATTGTTCTTTTCTTGTTTCAGGAACAGATGATTTATAATCACCAACTGTATTTAATGTGCTAGAAACAAAATCTCCTATATTATTATACAGGTCTAAATCTTTACTTTGTTTAGTCCTATCTAAAGTAAAAGTACTTCCAGTCTTAAAAGAAATTGGTGGAAGACCTTGTTCTTCTAATATATTATTATATGCATCCATATATGGAGTAAATACTAAAGGAGTATTTCCATTATTATCATTATAAGTAAGTAAAGGATTGAACCTAACAACATGTAGTTTAGGCTCTTGAGGCTCCATTACTTGTTCTGTTTTATTTACACTTACTCTGTTTAGTTGTGAAGGTAGTAATCTTGACATTAGTTTCCTGTTCCTGTTGACTCTGCTGGTACAGATTCAAGTTCAAAATCTGTTATAATATTACTGTTAAATAAATTATCAGGAGAATCAACATCTAAACTATTAATATTAACACCATCTAATAAAGCTTCATCTAATCCATCTTTGCTTCCCCATGTATCTCCAAATTCATATAAGTATGCTTTTTCATGCATTAGATCAAATCTCTCACTTAAATTCATTATTATATTGTATTCTGCTATTCTTCCGTCATCGTCTTCTTTACCTTCTAATCTTGATGAAGCATTCTTTTTTAATGTTTTGATTAAATCATTCACAGTAACTCTATGCAATCTATGATTAGGATTTTGTATTATAGAAATTTGACTATTTTCAATTTGTTGTTGAGTCTCTTTAGCTAAACTCCTTCCAGTTTTAGTGCTTCTAAAATAGTCAACAAGAAACTTAGTCATATCTTTATAATTTTCTTGAATATTATAATCATCAATTGTTGAATCTTTATCTCCACTATATTTGTTGTGATAATTTTTATTATATAAATCAGCAGAAGTTTTTATACCTTCTGGAAGGATTGCTCTATTATTATAATTTTGACTTGCAAGAACTTCTAAATTTGATTTGATTTTTTCATGAAAACCTTTATCATTTTCAATTAAATTTTGTCTATCACTAAGTAACTTAGCTTTTTTTGCATCAGCAGTATTTGTAGCTTCAGTTAATTGTTTATTTATATAAGTATTATAAGTATTTAAATAGTTCATAGCGACACTTTGTACATTAGGGTCATCTGTTTTATCAACAAGTTCAGCTATTCTATAAGGTACTTCATTTTGACTAACATATTTTGATATGTTTTTAGTAAAATCAAGAACAAGTTTATCAGTTCTTTCTCTTTTTTGTTCTTTAATTTCATCTTCAAATCTTTGCATAGATGCATTATATGCAGTAGTATTTATAATATTTTCTCTAGCATAATTATCAACTTTATTTCTGTAATCGTTTAGAGAATTTTGGTCATTGATATCTAACTTAGAAAATGCACTATCTAATTCATCAAGTTTATTTTGTCTATCTTTTTTATAAGATAACATATTTTGAAGACTTTGAATACTATTATCAATAACACTTTCCGTACTTGGTAAAAAAGCTTTGTCTTTATAGCTTTGTAAATTTTTTATTTGTGCATTAATATTTTCAAAAGTATTAACTTGTTCTACACTTTCAAAAGCTGATTGTATTTGAGTAGTTAAAACTTTATCACTATTACTTGCTATTCTATATACACCATCAGCAGAAATAACAGAAGAACTCTGCATATTTCTACCTCTTTCTGCTTCGAATGCAATCTCTTGGTTTAGTCTCCTTTTTAGATTAGACATAAATACTCCTAAGTATAACGATTTCTAAATTTTGTGCTTCTTATAACATCTCCTGTTATTCCTGTTGGATCAATTTTTTTAGATGCTAATGCGGCAACTTCTGTAACTGCATTTCGTAAAGCATTATCTCTTGCTTTTTCGACTTCTTTCTTTTCAAATTGCAAATCAGATATATTTGTTTGCAATCTATTTACAGCATTCATTGCACTTTCTTGATTTCTTTCTAATAATTCTTGTGTTTTTTCACGTTGTCTTTTAAAAGTTGTTTGTAATCTATTATCAACATCAGTTAATAATTTTTCCTTAATATTTTGTAAAGAACCAGTATTAAAATCTGTTACTGTATTTTCTATGTTTTCAAAATTTGCTCTATTTTGAGCTAAGATATCTGCTGAAGAATCCATACTTGCTTCACTTAAATCAGACATAATATTTGCTCTTTCTTGACTAAATGCACCTGAGACGTCAGATGTAGCCATCTGCATTCCCTTTATAGCTTCATCCATTCTTTGAATTGTATTATTATACCTATTGTCACTATCAATATAATTAGAAACAGTTCCATAAGCTCCACCCAGCATCATTGCTTCATTTAAGCCACTTATTAAATCTGACTTTGACCCCTCCATAACACCATTTTGTATTGCATTTTCTTGTACAGGTGCTGCTTGAAAACCTGTATTGTTTGATATATTTTTTTGTGAAGAAGCAGTTCCACCTCTTAAATCTCCATTTTTACCATTATTAGTTTTAAAAAGAGAACCCATTGTATTCATAAGTTTTTGTAAAGTAGAATTATCTACATTATTTTCATCATACATATCTTCCATCTTAACCACCTTGTTTTTTAGGATTAGTAATTTTTCTTATAGACTCTCTTAAATCAGGGTCTTGAATAGAATCTAACATAAGTACTTGTTCAAGTTCTTCAAATTTCATAGTCATATTGTCACTAATAGGAATAGTTTTATTAAAAGTATATACTTCTCTTGCTGAAGGCAAATCTTCTCTACTAGCAATCCCAGCTAATGTTGGATTGTCAATAAGTTTTTGATATCTATCTTGGAATATTTTAAAGTTTTTTTCTCTTAAAGTAGTAAGAGCAATTAAGCCCGAAAGTTCTTCTATTCTTTGATTATTTTGTTTTATTTTATCTATATTACTTTCACTTTCTTTAAGAGCAGTATTTGTGTTCATTATAGCTTTATTTGCAATTCTGTTATACTTCATAATTATTCCTTGTTTAATTTTACACTGTACACCTTTCCATTGTATTGTACATTTTTAGTTAATCCATTTTTAGTTATAGATATAGATTCTTGGGGATTAATAGTTCCAGAGATAATTGGTTGAGATTCGTGTCGTGAGGCTCTAATAGCTTTTTTATTTCTCATTTTATACTCTTTTCTTTGTATATAACAGATATGTCATGTAATTCAAAGTTTCTAAATGCAAGACCATTATCTCCACTGCTTTTTATTCTAAGCTGAATGGTATGAACGTTTCTTCCACTAGACTTTGGGTTAGGGGTTAATTTAATTGTATTATACCCACTTGGACTAGTAGTTAAATCACTTGGGTCTACTGCTATTGCAACACTTTGTTTGTCTACAAAGTATTCAAAACTTACCTTCCTTGTTCCAGACATTGTTCCTTTATATGTAATATATATAGCTTTTATATTTTTTCTTTGACCAATATCTGTAATTGAAAAATCTTTTGTTCTAATATCAAAAACTAATGTACCACTAGCATCATTGTTTATTGCATGACTATGAAAAGAAACATTATTGCTGCTATCAATACTAGCTTGTACTATAGAGTTATCATGTAATTCAAGATTACTTCTTTTATTTGCAGAATCATCTAAGCCTTCATCAGATTTAGACCATGACTCACTAACAAAGCTATATATCCAACCATTGCCACTATCAGAGTATACAATAATATGTTTTTCTTTAGGTTCATATGCAATAGAATATGCTTTTTCATCTGTGCTTACTTTCAAATAATCTCTAAATAATGAACTTGATAATTTTTTATCAATTAAATTTTTTACGTTTTCTCCATCATAATGATATACACCATCAAGATTTACCCAAGCAACACCTTTATTTGTATTACAAACACATCTACTGCCATATACTCCCATATACTTATATGTATCTTCTAAATACTCTAATGTTTTAGTAGCATTTATTAAATACATTACATTTTCTTTATAAACTAAAAGTCTATCGGCATATGTTGCTAAAGCAGTTATTTCATCGCCATCATTAACATCTACTTCTAAAAAATTATTATAAGGTACAACATCAGGTTTATTAGGTAGAGATTTATATATTCTATCTCCAAATAAATTTCTTTTATAATTTGTTTCTCCACTATATTTTTCCCATAAAATATCTACATTACCATAATACATTCTTCTGTTTAAACTAACAGCACTTCTAAATCTAATTTCTTCTATAGTATTTAAAGGATTGTAATCATACCCACTATTAATACTAAATGTTGAACTACTAGGAGGGTCAATAAATTGTAATGCAATATGTGTATAATGATCTGTTGCAGTAGTTCCAAGTGACCATGATTTTATTTCAGGACTTAATAATTTTGTAACGCCTTTTTCAAAATCTAATTTTGCTAATAGAAATGGGTCATCAAATTTGTTTTCTTCTCTTTCTTCATCATACTCTAACCAATATAAATTAGCACCAGTTATTCTTTTTCCCCTTGCACCAAATCCACCTGCACTAAGCTCTCGTATAATATTTTTTAAGTTTAATCTTTTTTCTTCTAAGTATAAACCATTGCCTTGATTAGCAAACTCATAATAACCAGATTCTTGAACTTCATCGTATATCCAGCTATAATAAAATTTATAATAGCCATTCCAAGTTCCACGATTATCAGTCGTTTGTTTTACACTATCTATAGAAACTGGTCTTAATCCATCGCCACTTGTATCTACAAATAAATTAAATGTAAAGTTTGTTCGAATAATAAAATCGCTTAAAGTTCCTAATATAGGAGTATTTTCTATATTTACTTGCTCGTCTAATTTAAATGCAACTTTTATCCAACCTTTATTTTGATGCTCTGCAATCCAATTTGAATCTAAAGTATGTATAATATTTGTATTAGGAAGACTAGATGAATAAGTATGTATATTAGAAACTATAAAATCAATGCTATGTAATATATCTATTTTTTCAGGTATTGCTATTGTTACTTCAATTAAATTATCAGCACTTTGATAATCTAAATTAAAAAAATCATCAAATTGTAATCTGTGGGTATCAACTGCATTTCCTATGCCACCACTATGTATACCAACATCCATAACAAGATGCTTTCTATCTATAGGATCATTTGATATTGTTCCAAGTGTAGCAAACACTTCTATATTATTTATTTCAGCTATTTCTCCAGAATTTGTTCTTATACCTACCCTATATCTTGTAGTACCACTTGTATCATTAAATCTTAAATTTAAAAAATCAGGTTGGTCTTCATCTTCTATAACAGTAACTGCAGCTCCAATAGTTCCATCATCATTTACTTTATGAAGTGTTGGATTATAATCAGTGTATTGCCAATTAGCACTTGCCCAAGCACTGCCATTGTGTTGAAAAAAATTGCCATTAATTCTTATACTTCTATTTGGATTAGAAACAAACTCAGCTTCATTTGCATATATGCTATTTACTATATCAGGATTAACATCTATAAAAAAATAATTATAATTAGATGCATTAAATTGATTACCTATTTGATAGACTGTAACTGGACTTCCTCCTACAACACTAGTAGTAGTAAATTGAGCTAATATATCATCTTGACCATTTATATCTACTTCTGTTTGGTCTTCTCCATGTAAGTTTATCATTTTTGCATTAGTTACGTCAGCAGTTAATAATCCAATACTTGAATGCTCATGTTGAAAATCTCTAAATACATGATTAGTGCCTGAGCTTTCAGAAATTGTTCGTGTAATAGAATCGCCAAAAGTAAGGTCTTCTAAAGTTTTATTAGAAATTTCACTTACTTCTGTTCCTAAAAATCCTTGAGTAGGATTATTACTAGAAGTTTCTATATCTTTGTTAAAAATAATTGTTCCGTCTGTTGGTTTTATAACAGATGCTTCTTCCGTTATTTCAGATATAGTATTTGTTGTTGCATTAAAATACTTACGACTAACTGCACCAAAAAATTTTGTACTATTAGTAGGTAAATAAGGACTGCTAGAATCAAGAGTAAAAGAACCATCGCTATATCTTATTACACCATCAAATAATGCAATTGAAGGATGTAAAATCCCTGTGCTATTCAAATTAGTTATTTCTGCCCAAGACCATGCTGCACCATTATACTCTAATCTATAAAGTTTGTTACCATCTGTATAAAGTAAATGTTTTGTATTTGCTTCTTCTAACTCTGAATTAAAATCACTTTTATAAGATACAAGACTTTTTGACAATAACTTAGGTACAGTAATATTTGAATTTATAACAGGGTAATTAGATGTGTTTAAAGCACTTACTCCATATCCACAAATTATTTCACCTTTTTTTAATGATATAACATTTAATAATTCTGCAAGCTCATTATTTTCAATATCACGAGCATCAGAATAATTATTCATTCCACCATCATAATTAATTACATCAAATGTTTTACTTCTAGCCATTCTTTTTTCTCATAGGAGGTTCTATTTTACCTTCACTTATAAGCTTTCTACTCCATTGATCCATTCCATAAACTGCATCCCAATCTACTTCAAATTCATTTTCTGTATTAGCTTCTTCATAATGTGTTGGTTCACTTAATAAATATTCAACTTGCATCGTAATCTCTCCTTAAAAACGCAAGATATTCTGCGGCAATGATAGGATTAAATAATGTTGTAATTAATCTATTATCATCATCTTCATATCTTGGGTCTATAATTGTAACAGGACAATTAAATATATTTTTATCATCTAATCCTAATTTTTCTGCATAATTATCATGTATTTTAAATGATGCAACTTGCAATGCATGACTTATTAATCCACTAGCTGGGTCTTTAAGAACTTGATAACCACTTACATGAGTATGCCCACAAGTAAGTATATGGTCTTTCCAACCCATTTGTGCTGCTTTAGCTACGCCATGTGCAGTATTCCACATACTATTACCCTTAAAAGTATGTCTTGCATTTATTCTTATTTCTTTACCATTAGGAAACTTTAGATTCATTCTAGCACCCCAACGCTCATATAAGCCATTATGGTCACGCATTATAAATTCTAAAGGGTCACCATCACCTGACCAAACATCGTGGTTTCCTGCTACCAAATAGAGCCAATCAAGCTTATTTACAAAGTATTCACTAAGCTTCCAAGACTCTCTTGCAGATGTTGATTGCTGACCATACAATATTGCAAGCCTACCTATCCAATTATTTTGTATATCACCAAGATTCCCAGCAAACATTCCTTTTGTATTATTTATAACGTCACTATATGCAATTATTTGGGATAAATCTGTACCATCATCATCTACATGTGGGTCACCAAAATGTGCTATTCCAATCGGTCCATCTATATTTATATTAATATTAACAAGTTGTCTACTATCTTTTGCTACTTGTTTTTGTTTATATAACTTTAATCTATGTTTTATTAAATCTTCTACAGGAATATCTTCATTAACAGGTTGTTCTACTACAAATGGATTTCTTTCAATTATCTCTGGTGCTAATGTTTTTCTTTTGCATCCACGACAAAACCATCTTTGTTTTTTCTTTGAAGCTTTATAATCAAAGCCATCTTTCCGAATGTCTCTTGAACCGCAATGAGGACATCCAATAATATGACCATCAATATCTTTTACAATATGTGGCGTTGTATTTTGATTTGGCATATATTTACCTCTATATATGTAATGATCTTCTAAACCAACCATAGTAATACTTCATTAACTTTTTATTTGCCATACAAATTTTAGCATAATGCATTACTCTAAATGCTCTTAGTCTGTCTTTTTCTAAAGATTGAACTGCTTTAATAGTCTTTGGACCGATACGACCATCAACTTTTAATTTAGATAAACCTTTATGATTGACTGCTTCTTGAACAATTTTAACTGCTTTAAATTGACCAAAGTTCACACACATATCAAAATACATGTCCATGAGTTGTTTTGGAAAATCTACTGCTCGTGATGGGTCCCAGTATTTTTCTTTATATATACTGACTGCCTCTTCTAATGTAAGGTTTTCTATATCTACATTAGGATTGGCTCTCTGACTTATCCCAAACTTTGTTGTTCCTCCTGGGTCAGAAGGGTCTTTAGTTAGCTTATCGCCACCTTCCCTCTCTATCACTTTTGCAATTATACTTTGCATAACTCTCCTTATATCATTTTTAAGATAAATGTTATGACGAGTGGGGTTAGTACTGAAATTAACATCCAATAAGATTTAATTTGTATTTTAAATTTTTCTAATTCATTTACTTTTCCATTGAGTTCAGATAAATGATTTTCAATTTTATTTACACGATTAAAAATAGTTTTTAATCTTTCTTCACTTCGAACAACAATTTCTAATATTTCATCTGAATTTTTCAAGGTTTACATCTTTCGCATAACCAACCATCAGTATTTTCTATTGGTTGACCACATTCTACACAATAGTTTGGGTTCATTTTCTTTTTCTTTTTTTCTTTCCCCAACTTAATGGATTGAGATTTAATTCTTCTTCGTACCATTTTAACTGCTCTTGCATCTTTGTTATTTTTACTTCTTCTTCTTCTATATGTTTTTCAACAAGTTCGGCAATGTCAGAATTAGCAAGTTCCATTCTTCGCTCAAGTTCTCCAATGCGATTTTCAATACGTATGTAGCCCAGCACAATGAAAGTAACTCCCACAATGATTTGCCCAAGCCACTTGATGTTAAGAGAAATCCTATAATTATCGTCAAGTTTAGTGACTCCATATGACCTGTACGTCTTTGAATCTTCACTCACTTTTTCTCCACTTTTTCCCATTGTTCATGTTTATGACACCAGTTGTCTCCAACTAATATACCCCCATCTTCTGTAGTTCTTACATACCAATGCTTTGTACTATCTTGATCAATAATAATCATAAAGTCTGCACGAACAGTATCTGAAGGACTAATATCAACTCCTACCACTGTCCATCCACCATTGCAAGAACCTAAGAATACAAGTCCACCAAGAATAAAAAATAAAAATAATAATATTTTTAGATAATCTTTCCAATCTTCATTCATGGTTTATAATATTTATAAAAATCTTCAACATTTTCTATATCTACAACAACAAAGATTGGACTGACAATATCATTACCTGTACCGCTCCCACCAATAATGGCATATGCATATAAACCATCTTGATAAGGACTTTTAATTGTATCGTTGTCAAACAAGTGTAAAAAACTTGTATCACTAAATACTGGAACAAATTCAGCATCTAATAACTCCTGTGATTCAATTCTTCTATTATTATTATAATCAACAATCTCACCTATATTAGAAGTTCTATGTGCTTGACTTGGAAATTTACCCATGCCATACAATTCTAATTGCTGATTATACCAAATAGTAGAAGCTTTAGTAATTTTTTCTAAATTTGCTTTTGTTTGTTTTGCTTTAGCTCCTTCACCAATACGACTAAACGCAGGTGCAGCAGTTGTAGCTAATGTAGCCATTATAGCCATTGTTACTGCAAATTCAGCAAGAGAATTACCTTTATTATTAATCATAATTAAGCGTTAGGTGCAACCCAAAACCATGCTTTGTTAAATTCTGTTGTAGCTCCTTGACTACCATTCCAACCATGTAGTTTAAGTTTAGTAAGTCCTGTTATATTCGTATTAAAAACAGCAGATTCATATAAAAATGTACTATCTATAGTAGTTACAGATTTATTAGTAATATCAATAAATATTTGATTAGAACCTTCTGTTTGATTATCAAATTGTATTTGAAAATTATAACCACCACCAGAAGTTGAAGAAGTAACATGTACATATAATTTTCCTCGAACACTAGTAGTACCTAAATCACTAAAATTAAATAAAGTCTCACAATCATTTAAATCAGAACCAATGTGACTATTCATTGCATACTTGCCATTAGGACTACTAGCATTCCATAAAGGCAATGTTATCATCCTTGCAAAGTAATCTTCAAAATTTACTTGTAAGTCTTCAACTGATTTCTTTTGAGTTGTTCCACCAATATCAACTATTACATTAGAAGTAGAAGTTATTGTGTCACCACCTGTTGATGCACCACCATCTAAAGCATTTAATTCAGCTGCAGTTGCAGTTACCAGTGTTCCACCTAGTTTTAACCCTTTTGCACTTGCATCATGTCCAGCTATGTCAACTGTTTCTGCACTAGAGTCTGCGGTTATTATTGCAGTACCATCAGCTTTTGATACTTCAAATGCATTAGCATTATCATTTGCACTTGGTATTACTTCAACTTTATCTGTTGCTATTTTTAAAGCAGATACAGCACCATCAGTATCTGCACTTTCTAAAGCTTGTAAATTATTATTAATACCATCGCCATTATCTACGATTAATAATTGATCATAACTACTTGCTATTGATTGTCCTGTTAATTTTCCCATAATAAAATCCTTATCCTGTTATATTTTGCCATTGTTCTGTTTCTGATTGCCAAAGAGATGTATTACCATTCCACAAATGAGTAATAGTAGCAACTATTGAACTTGTTATTGCACTTGCGTATGATAATGCTAAAGATAAACTCTTCATTAGCCTATGTAAGCTATTGCTTTGCCACTATTTAATGTAAATGTACTCCATCTACCAAATATAGTAACACCAGCTCCAAAAGTGTCTCCACTAACTATTGCATCTCCAGCACCGCCAGATGTTCCTATATATGAACTATCTACTGGTGTTAAAGTAGTAAATGTACTATCTGCTATAAATTGAATAGCAACTATATCACCACTACTAGGTGTTGTGCTTCCACTTCCTGAATTATCAAATATCGAACCAGCTTGACCTAATTGAATATTATTAGATTCTACTACTTGATACTTTCGTATATTTCCCATCTTTTTTCTCCTATTCTTATGACTTACCGAGCTTGGAATTTCTCATAGTCATATTGGTTATTAAAAAATTAATTTTTTATCTTATTACTCCAGCACCTCGTGGAATAATAATTTTTGCTCCACCATTTCTATTCTTTTGATATTGCATAACTTTTTTCAAAAATTCTCTCATATGGAATTGTCTTTTTTCATAATCGCCTAGTTGCTCAAATTGCTTTGCTTTTACATAATCTACTAAAGCAAGAGCAAGACTTTCATCTAAAGGCAATATAGATGATTCATCTACAGGTGCATCAGGTACTTTTGTATACCTTACTAATAGTCCGTTTGTAATACTAGCTTCTACGCTATCAAATTTACCTGTTTCTACATTTTGTTCTAATATGGCAATATTACCACCTTCGACATAATAACCATATCTTGTTCCATTTATTCTTACTGGTTCGCTCATGTTTGATCCTTATCTACACTAGTTGGACCAACTACTCTTCCGATATTAGTATATGTTCCAGAATCACTATCAAGTATTGCTACATTTAAAACTTTTACTAAGCCAGGAATATTATCATCGGACAGATTATAATATCGTTGGTCTTTAACTAAATCTGTTTTTGCTATATTTACAGATTCTTCTATTAGGCTATTTATTTCCCTCATACCATCTGTTATATAAGCTTTTGTAAAACCAAAATTAGTACTTCCAACTCTTTCCATTAATTCTTTTACTTTCATTTTTCATCTTCCCAATTTTTTGCTACTAAGTCATCCCAAGTATCATTAATAAAGTTTTCATAACTAAATGTACCTAAAATTTTAATACTATAATTACTTGTTGCATCTGTACTAGATATAGAATATGAAGTTGTTGGTTGTATATCTATTTCTAGCCAACCCATTAATTATCTCCTTCATCTTCTCTTCTTTGCCTCATGTAAGGCAAAAACATTTTTTCATATCTATCTTTTAAAATTATTAATCTTTCTGTCATCCAATTATAATCTACCTTGTTAAACTCAATTGCATTTTGATACCAACTTAAATATGCTTTAATTTTTTCTATTTGAGCAGAAGCAAGTTCTATGTCTTCTTCTGTATTTATAAAATTTCTAAGTACACTAAAATAAAGGTCAGGATTTTCTAACTCTATATCAGATGCACTATCAAAGTTTGCCTCAGTAATAGGGTCTCCATCTATTGATAAACCTCCTAAATTAGGTAATGAACTTGCAACCGCAGTTTCTGCCATCATCTCTATTAATGTATTCATACTAGCATGACATACAACCATAGGATACATTCCTTCAGGGAAATTAGCTATTGCACCAGTTCCACTAGATAACCCAGTAATCTGCCCTCCACTAACTGTTCCGTATATAACTTTATCTACTACAATATAACCAGCAGTAAGTTGTGAAGGTAAAACTTTTACTGCACTTCCTTCTCTATAAAAAACTGGATACTCTTTAGTAGCCTTATATAGACTAGTAGAATCACTATAATCTCCTACTTGAGAAGGCATAATTTCTTTACAATCTCTATACCTACTATCAGCAGCATCAACTCTTCTACTTACTCTTAATATGAAGTTATTATCAGTTAAGTTTACATTGCTACTAGCAACTGAATTTGTTTCTTCTCCAGCAAACAGATATAACATTTCAGGGTTTATTCTGCTAATCTTATTAATAACATCTTTTACTGCATTATCCATATGAGTAGCAGTACTTTGACTACTAACTTGACCAGCCATATCTGATATTTGTTGATTCCATGTCGCCATAATAAACTCCTTAGTTGAATGAGGGGATTTCTCCCCTCAAACAACATTATAAGGTTAGGTTACTTCCAAACCGCATGAGCTTCAGGCATATTGCACTGTAGACCAGCCTCAGTTTGAATGAGGTCAATCCTTCTGTCAACACCTGTATTCTCAAGTGACTGAACTCCAACATAAATCGCAGTATCACGATTTACACCATTTCCAGCTAAAGGTCTGTACTTAACATGTTGCATATTTACAGCAACAATTGAAGCACCATTTTGAGCTGAATCAAGATGTATATTGCGAACTAAATTCATGTCTCCATAAGGAGTAGAGATAGTTGATACGTCAAGACCGAATTTCTTCTGCTTGCCAATCATAGCCATGTCATAACGACCAGCACTACCACTAACACTAGCTACATTAGCACTTAAGTAACCACTGATCTTATGCATCCAGTTGTATACTTCAGTACTGCACATAAATAGTGTAGCATTAGCATTGTTGTATCTTGGGTCTAAGAAATCACTCATGTCTTCTAAGAAGTCATCTTGAGACTTAGAAGTACTCCAAGAGAAGATATTACCTTCTTGAAGAGCAAAGTCTACAATACCTTGAGTATAAGATGTTGTACCATCTTTATATCCCCTACCAAATAGTAGAGACTGCTCAATATCATACTTATGCTCAATGAGTTTATTCTTCCATATTCTAGCCCACTCATCTGGAACAAGTTTAAGCTGAGTTGCTCTTGCAGTATTAGTCATCTGACAAGTAGTCTTAAAGATTTGAGTATACCCAGTACGAACTAGATATGGACTATCTTTAAAAGACTCAGGAAAAGAACTTCCTTCAGCGTGTGCAGAACCAACTGCATAGCACTTATCTTGCTCTTTTAAATTAGCTAGAGAAATACCATCAAAAGTAGGTGTGCTATCGTCATAAACAGCTCCAGGTATTACATAATAGCTACTAGCTACTGCAACTGCAGGTCTTACAACTTTTAATTCAGCATAAACTGCGTCAGCATCTGGAGTAGTAGGTGCCCCTAATGATAGAACTTTACAAATCATGTAATCTCTACTATCAGGAGATGCATTACCAGCACTACCATCAATTGCATAATCATCTTCAGCTGAAGTCAAACTAGCAGTTTCAATAACATTTACTGGAATCTTAATTAACTGACCAACAAGAAAATGTTGTGGTTTAGTTCCAGGCGCACCTACTGCAATAGCAGTTTGACCAAGTATTGATTGTACATTTCCAGCAGATTTGAAATCACCTTCAAATTTTGCATAGAACTCTTCGTCTTGTGCAAGGTCACCTGATGCCCATGAAAAGTCTGTATAGGATGTATCATCAGAACCAAAATCTGATGCATCTAAATCCATAGCAACTAAGTATGCATAACGCTTATGCCACATAGAACGCTCTTCACTTGATTTGAACTCAGGGTCGTCTGTTGGATTATTTCCTACTTGAGAAATAAATCTAAAAAATGGGGTCTGGTCAATAGCTAACTCAGATACGGATGCACCGAAATTATATCGTCTTCGTAAATCACCAATCTTTGACTGATTTGGTGAAACTGTGACATCGGCACCGCCACCTGAAGGTGCTTGACCAAGATTTGATAGTCCAAATGGATTGTCTGCCATTTTAAACTCCTTTTCTATTTAAACTTAGCTAAATAGATTATCAGTTCCACTATCAAGGTTCTTTATAGCATCAAGTACTTTTTTATTTGGGTCCTGTTTAGTTTGTACAGAATTAACTGAACTAGAACTAGTAGGAATATTTCTAACATTTTGCATTTGCTGAAGCATATCTTGCCTCGTTGCATTGCTTACATTATTACTAATCTTATCACGATTTTTCATATAATATATATCATCATATGTCATTTCATGTTTATTAGCCCAATCCATCATTTCATCAAACTGGTCGTCTGCAATATTCATGCGTTCTTTAAAAGCCTCAGCATCTTTTGCTTGTTTTTGTTGCAATGCTTGTTGCTGATTTTTTTGTTTTTCTTCGCCTAGAATATTATTAACTCTCTGTTCCACAGTTGAATTAATTAACGAATTAAAATACTTGCCACTATCACCTTCGGGATTTTGAAATGCATCATTTACATCAAATTCAAAATCTTCAGGTAATTGAAGCCCGTTTTGTGGTTTCTTTCCATTTACTAAGTAGTCTTTAACTGTTTCTACCAAGCCTTCATCCTCATTCATACGAGAGAGGATAGGCATAAAAGGTTCAATCTCATCAAGTCTTGCTTTCATTTTTTGTGCTTCTCTTGAAGAGTCTTTGTACCTTTTCTCATAATCCACATATTGTTGTTCAGAGTCAGGGTTACCTTGTACAGGAGCCTGAGTTACCGATTCTTCTACTTGTGGTAGTTCGGAAACATCCTCAACATAATCATCGTCTTGGATAATTCCATTGACCTCTTGGTCTAGATCGGCAAAGAACTGGTTGTCATTGGAGCCAAAAATTGCTTCTTCTACTGCTTCTTCAGGTACAGTGTTTTCATCAATCTCTGGGTTTGCCATTGTTTCCATTTCCATTTGCTTTCCTTTGTTGTTGTTCGATTAAGCGTAATTTTTCCCTAGTGACTTCTTTATCACTATTCATTTTTCTTGCAGTGTCTTTCATCTTAACTATCGTATCACCTGCATTCTTACGCACTTCATTTTCAACTTGCATGACTTTAGCTTTAACACCTGACTGAACAAGTTGTCTTTCTAAAGTCTGCCTTATTCCTTCTGAATCCTTTACTTTCTTTTCAAGGTCAGAAATCTTACTCTGCATTTGTGCATACAGAGATTTACGTTCAGCAATTTTATCTTTTTGCTTAACATCAGTTTCAGCTAGTACTGCAATATCGTCTACAACACCCAGCTTTAACAATTCTTTTAATTCTGATAAATATGCCCATCTATTTAATGGCAATGTACTTCCACCGATAATTCTTATATCAAACTTTGCAGATGAATAATCCATAAATTTTCCTATAGCTTCACCCATATCATTGTACATAGGAATATTTATTTCTACTTGTTTATCTTCTTGCATTGCACTTGGTTGTATTAATCTAAATACTTTATGAGCAGAATAGACAGCTTGACTATAATCTTTTACAACCTTACCACATTGCACTAATGCTGGTTCAATAGAAGATTTCATCCATTGTTTTACTCTTCTTGTACCATATTCATCTAATGCTAACATACCACGATATGTTTCAGAACCACCACTAGGATTTCCCATAGCTTGACTATATATACCAGCTAAATATTCCATTTCTCTTTTTCCATTTTCAACAATATTTGCAAATGAATTTGACAATGGCATAGGTTGAACAGGACTTGGAGCTTGATAACCATTATTTACAGGCAACAAAGCACCAGGAGACGCACTATAGTTTTCCCAATAATCTGTATCAATAGAACCTTCTTCATACATCCATCTTAGACTAGAACCTAATGATGCATTGTGTACCAATAATTGATGTGCTTTATTTATTTCTTTTTGCTTACCCACAAGAGGAGAAACTGCACTAAGAGGGAATGGCGTACCAGTCCACTTATATGTGAAAGGGATAATCGGGTAGTGTTCACTTGGAAGGTCTCGTTCCTTAATGAACTGGTCGCCAACTATACAAGTAAGCTTTACAGCTTTTTTGAAAAATTTAACTGCGTTTGTAATAAACTGAGAAGCTACTTCATCTTTTAATAATACTTGATATGCTTTTTCAGATAATACTTTGTTTTCTAATTTTATTAATTTTTGTTGAACATCATTAAACATTTGTGCAGATGTTTCTGCAAGGTTTGCTTCATTATTTTTAATAGCTTTTTCTATTTCTATTTTTGCTCTTTCAGGTAAAATTTGACCACTTTCAACAGATTTTTGTATTTGAACTTGCATTTCTTTTAATGAAACTTCCATTTCTCTTTGCATTTCATTTAATTTTACTTCAATCTGTTTTTGAGCATTTTGTAATTCTTTTTCACTTGGAGGTATTCGCATAAATACATTATAAAAAGCTCTGTTTTCTTTTTCAAAACATTCTATATATTCTATAAGAGGACTATCAGAACCATCTAATGCATACGCTATATTTATATCATTACCTTGTATATCAGCACTAACAACATCATTTGGAGAATAATTATATTCACTATGAGAACCTGTTGCTTTTTTAATTTTAGATGCATACTCTGGATATAGATTTATTAATTGCTCTTTAGGCAATAGTTTTCTACATAATATAAAACTTGCATCTCTATATAATGGATCACGAGACTTTGGGTCTACATATAAATCAAAACTATTTGGGTTTTTGATAACAACTTCACCCATACCCCTGTCTGCATTAGCATCAACATCTACCATTAAATAGCCAACGCTTTTAGTTACTGCATCATTTATAACATTTGAATAGAGGGTAGCACCATCACTTTGAGACCATATATAATCTGCAATATCACTAAACACAGCAGCAACATCGCTATCGCTACCCTCTTGAGCAATCGCCTGCCATCGAGGATTGTTCGCAGTTGCATAAAAATTTAACATTTCAACTACGGGTATTATCCTGTTTACTGTAAAAGTAGGCATCCCTTGCCCCTCTAAAGCTTCTACTTCTGCTTTAGAAAGTTGATTATCCAAATAAAAATCATAACCTTCTTGATTCGTTGATTCCCAATCAACTCTATATTCGTCATTTACAGAATCAAAAAGTGTATGTATTCTATTTACTTTATCTTTTTGTGTCAAAATTATTTATCCTTAAATAAACCTTCGATAATATCAGCAATTAAATCAACACACTTTTCAAAAAAAATCTGTTCTTTTTCTTCAGATACAAAAGGTATGTCAATTTTTTTATTTATTTTACTAGCTAAATTTTCTTGAAACTCTTCAGACTGAACCCACTCAACTGCTTGTTTGCCAAGTTCATCAGCTTGTTTTTCCGCTAATTTTAATGCAATTAGTTTTAAACTCATTTTCTCTCCTATGCTACTACCCAAGATTTTGGTCTTGGTTTATGTTTTGAATATATTCCACGACTAGAGGCAGAAAGGTTTTTAGGTGGGGATGCATATTTACATGCATAGGCTAATGCGTCAATAGTATCATCATGAGCCATTCTTGGTCCAAAAGTTAATACTTCATGTTCTAAATCAAAATGACTTTTTTTTATGTGAATTGTGCCTATTGCAAATCTTTGAGCAAGTATTCCCTGTATTCTATCAAGTTTTGTTTGTCTAGTCCCAGGCTTTTCTTCTTTAAATTTTACACTAAAATCATTTCTTCTACGCATTTCACTACGCAAAGATTGAAATACAGGTTTTGACATTGTAGTATCTTCAACAACAAATAAGTTAGGATTATATGTATTTTGTATATCAAACATATAATCAACAATGCCTTTTTTATCTTCTCCTAAAATACCAAGTACAGGTATTCCTCTTTTTCTTATATAATCAAGAACATATAAATTATTTTCTTCATCTACTCCAACAACCATAATAACGCTATAATCAGATGTTGATCTTTGACTATCTGTAGCTGGGTCAACTCCAGCATATACATTAATAGGTTTTTCTTTGCCATCAATATAAATGTATGGTATTCCTGTATCTTCATCGATTTTATATGTACCATCGTGATATTTTAAATGATTTCTACTAAATATAGAATCTTCTTCACTTTGAACTTGCATCATATATTCTTGATAGAACTTATGAGGCATTCCACTATCAGAATAAAATTTCTTTTTCTCTTCTAACTTACTAACAGGAAACCAACTATCCCATAAACTATTTCCTTTTTTATCTAATGCAGTATAAGTAATAACATCCCATGCAAATTTTCTTCTTTCTTTTTTAGCTTTTTCATTATTAGTCAAAAGATTATTAATAAAGCTATCAAAATGCACAGGTGTACCATTGATACGAAGCCTACCAGTATGAGGCTCCAAAGCAGGATAAACAACCGCAGTGATAAGGTTTCCATTTTTTGCTCTACTCTCTGGAGTAAGTGTATTATTCTCATCTTCAAAATCATCCAATATTATTAGGTCATATCGTTTATGCAACTTTGCACCACCACGAATACCTGAGATGTTAGATTTACAGACAAGTTTGCATCCATTCGCTAACTCAATATCTTCTTCAGTCCACTTCTTGCCTTTTTGTTGACCAAAGTAATAATGAATTTTTTCATTGTATTCTAAATGATATTTAACATAATCCATGTTGCCTGTTGCAAGTTTTTGAGTAGCAGACACCCATCCATAAAACTGTGACTCACTAGAGAAGAGAAAGTCATGGAGTATAGAGGCTTTGGTAAGTACAGTTTTTCCATGACCACGAGGCAAAATGATAGCCACTTGTTTTTTATCAGGATTATTAATAGTGTCTGCTACTTCGTAATGAAACGGAGGAGTCTCACTTCTAAGAAAATCATCAGGTAAAAATAATTTACCAAATGATATTAAATCTTTTTTTGCAAGTTGCAACGCTTCTTCTTGAACACTTATATTTTCAATTTTGTTCATTTTCCAATTTTATCAACAGATTCAAGAACTTCAATTTCGCTATCTAACTGGGTTTGTAAACCAGCTAGAGTGCCAACTGGCAGCATTGCAGGTAAGTTATTATATAATTTTTCTATTTGCTCGTGACCCAACACTCTTCTTAGCTCGTTATAAGCACGACTTCTTCGAGCCATTTCTATACCACGAGGCAACCTAACATAATTTGCATTTAAATTTTCAACTGTTTCACCAAGTACATATCTCATTTCCATAATTCTAGAAAATATTTCAGTTTCTGAACTTAAATATTTATGCATCTTAACAGTTGTCTCTCTCATTTTATCATGTAAAAAAGAAAATCTTGAAGCACCTACAGATACTTGAGAGCCTAATATTTCAAAAGATTCTGTTTTCATTTTATTAATATAATCTGTAGCTAATTTTCCCAACCCTTTGTTTCCTTTTGTAATAGCATGAGTAAATTCGTGAACAATAGTAGTTACCTTACTCATAAATGGAGTAAGCATTTGTGAATCACTTAAACTTTTTACAGCTTCATAATCACCATATACGTCTGAATTTATTTCTACTCTTGGTCTTCCATATTTTTTATACAAAACATCTTTATGTTCTTTTACATTCTTTTTAACTACTTTTAAAATTGCGGGATTATCATAAACATCAGAAGCAGATTTTATCATTCCTTGCTCTAACATAGTTGTTACAACTTGTTTTACAGAAGGTAATTTTACACCACTAGCTTCTATAGCACTTGGTATGTGATGACCAAATATTGTACCACCTGTTTCACTTTTTGGAATTGGTTTATTTAAATATCTTACGTCATTTAAATCTTGCAAATCCATTTGAGCTTTTACTTGTTCAATAACTGGTCCCCTATCTTTCTTAAACCAATTGTTTACAAAGTTTAAAGCTTCATCTTTTTCTGCAATTCGAGTTAATCTTCCTGTAATCCCTGTTGTTTCTTCGCCAAAAACATCTTCATCAAAACGTCTTTTTTTAAATTTACTATATAATTCTCTTGCTCCTTTGAAAGAAGCCCTTGCTCCTTTTGCGGCACCTTTTCCTACAACACCTAAAGGAGTAACCCCTAATACAAATTCACCAACTGATTGAGGCACAAGTAAGTCAATAAAATTTGATAATCCCCTCATTTGTTCACTAGCTTTAAATCTATCAGGATGTTGGCTAGGAAATCTTTCAACAAATCTTTGACCTATTGTTTTTTTATTTTCATCAATCATCTTCTAACTCAATTTCTTCATTATCGAATACGCTCTGCCAATATGCATCTTCGTAATTAAAGCCATCTATTATTTCTTCTTCAACAGAGCGTTTCGGTTCATTCATTACTTACTCTTTCTCTTACGTTTAGGCATTGGCTTTGCTTTCTTTTTCATACTCTTTTTTTTACTAGTTTTACCATATGATTTTTTTCCACCATACATTTGATTTATCTCCTATCTACACTTACAACGCCATTTGCGAAGTGCTTTGTTTATTCTACTATTTGGATCATTGGCAGTTTTTTTCCCTGTCAATCTTTTTTTCATTCCACACATTCTTGCACAGAAACTTTTACGTCTTGATTTAGCTTTACCTTTTGGATTTTTTTTAGTAACAGGAGCTTTTAAGTTTCCACCTGTAGCTTTATTATAACTAGCACGACCTTTAGCATTTAATCCACCACTTTCTGATTTACCTTCTTTTCTCTGCCATGCTGGTGATTTAGCCATTACTTACCCCAACTTTTTTTTGCAACTGCTTTAGCAGCTTTAGAAAGTTCACCATAGTGATATAATCTTTGAGAAGTCTTACCATGTGTTTTACCACTATGAAGTTGACCATTTGGCATTTTATGATGCCCACCATTATGGACTTTACCAGTTTTAAAATAATGTTTTACACCTTTAGCCATCACTTACCTTTCTTTTTTATTTTTTTAATCTTATTATTATGAGTCCTTGCAAAAATATGAGTATCTGTTTCTCGCAAAAATCTGCCATAATATTTTTTACCACCAAACATCCAAGATACTATACGACCTTTTCCTTTTGGTATTTTTTTCTTATCATCCATAATATTACCTTATTTGTTTATTTGTTCTCTTGGATAAATTAAAGCGTCTTGAACAAAACTTTTAATATCCATTACTGTATCGTCTGAATATTCACCTTTATCCATTAATTCTTTTCTTTGTTCTAAAATTTCTACATCTCTATTTATCTTTTCATTAATAGCATTATTTATTTTAATATCATTTTTTTTGTTTTCAACTAAAAATCTATAATTCCTAAATATGTTTCCAATAAAACTAGGACTTCCTTCTTGCAATTTACCAAACTCATCTCTCAACATATCTGAAATAGCTCTCGTATCTTTTTCTCCATAGTAATCATCTATTTCTCTTCCAGCTTTAGGGTCAAGTTGAGTATGTGCCATTGATTCATATGTGTATGGAGTTTGATACAAAGTATTATAATCTACTACTCCGTCATCACTATTATGATTATGTAAAAATTCTTTAAATTTTTGTTCAGCAGTAAAACCTCTTTCTGTTTCAGCATCTAACATTTCATAGTCTGTTGCATTATAATCCATAGTTTCTCCATACACTTTATAATCTTTTCTGTTATGTTTAATAACTTGCTTAGCAGAAAGTTTATCCATTAGTTTCATAATTTGATGAACACCAGCAACACCAACAGCACTTTTTAATCCTGTTACTGGAGTTTTTAAACTAATTAATGGATGAGTAGTTATTCCTGAAAAAATAGAACCAAAACCTCCAAGAATAGTATTTAGACCTTGATATGCATCAGGGTCTTCTTTTTTTAAATATTCAATAGAATCAAAATCGTAATATTCTTGTTCTTTTTTTGTATATGGTCTTTTTGAGTCTTGCAAACTTTGTTGTTGTCTTGCATGTGCTAGTTCTTCAAAAAATGCACTTTCCATATCTATAGAAGGCATGCCTATTGGCAATATCATTTCATTTTTATCAGGGTCATAAGAAGCTCTTACAAATTTTTTTGTAGATATACTAGGTTTTCCTGAAGCACTCCATACTTTTAATAAGTTTTTTTGTTCTCTTTTATCAGAAGTAAAACCAGCAATATATTTTTGTACTTGTTGCTTTTTATTCATTATTTCTTAATCTTTCTACTTCTTTTTCTAAGTATTCTATTCTTTGATTTTGCCTAATATCTGCTGGTATTTCAGCATCTTGATTCTTTTCAGCATCCTCTTCTAAATCTATAATATGTTCTTCATTCATAGC